CCGAGATGGACACAGCGCTCGCATATTGGGTAATGCTGAACTGCGCCGCCGAGATGGGCGAATTTTGACCGACGTTCAATACCTCAAATCCCGAATAGGAATTCGTGTTGTTGCTGCTTGGATCGGTGTACATCAATTCTTGGAGGATGACGTTTCCTCCCGAAAATGTACGCACATTTCCCCGGTCTTTTAATCGACGAAGCAACGCATTGTTGTTCGTCACGTTGTCAGCAAGTTCACCGCTACGGCTCTGAATTGTGGTAGCAATGATGTCGCTGATACTAGAATTGGCAAATGCCATTTTAATTCTCCTATATCAGTTAATTACAAACGCGACTCTGTTTCGGAAAAAGCATCCTCCAAGAGTGCGCGACGGTTTGCTGCCTTGGGAGCCGTGTTGGCGCTTGGTGTTGCGCTTCTGACACTCACCGCTGCTGCACGGGCCACTTTCGCTGCCCGGTTGTACTCCTTAGCCTGTTTTGCAGCCACTTCAGCCTGTTGGGCCTTGTTGATCTGTTCAAACAGGTCAGGGTTGAGACGGATCGCTTTATCGTAAGCCTCCTCCAAATTTTCTGCCATGCCACTCTGTAGGAGTTGGATCATGGTTGGCCGGGCTTCCTCAAAATGATCTGCTTTTAAAGAAAATTGGTTAATTTCGCCTAACAGTTGCTGGTTTTGCTGCATTTCTTGCTGCTGTTTCCAGCCCGTGACCTCGCCACGGACGTTGTTGAGTTCGTTTTGCAACTGCCACACCATCGGGTCAACGTTGTTTTGCGGGGCAGCCTGCGGGTTTACTCCCATTGCGCTCAAATTGACGCCATAGGACTGCGCTAGTTGGGCAAACAACTGCATTTTTTGTTGCGGCGGGGCGGTGCGCAACGTGTAGTCAGCCTGCATCAACGCGGACACGGCTTTTTCGGGCGTTAGCCCCATGCCTTGAATCGTTGGCAGGTACGGCGCAATGGTTTCCTGCATCGTGTCAGCAAACTGCGCCTTGGCAAGCAACGGTTCCACGCCAGCACGCATTTGTTCTTCGCGCTGCCATGCATATTCCTGCATTTTTGGGTCGGCTTTCTGCCAAACGTCGTGAAAATCTTTTTTCCACGATGTTGGTGGCCGACGCCATACAGGCGGTTCTGCCTCCTGCACAGGTTCGGCACGTTCTGCATTTCGTGAGGCAAAGCGCCCTTGCTCGTCACGACCGATTGCATCCTCTATTGGCTCGCCTTTTTCGGCAGCCTCAAAGCCTTGTTCCAACATTGCACGCCGATCATCTATCGGTTCTTCGCGGGTTTCCATTGCCGGTTTATTTTCGTCCATATCTATCCTCTCCTGTGGGGATTGGTGAAATTGGCTTGCTCCCGCAGTTTGCGAATGATTACATCGGCTTGGGCGTTGGTGAGGCGATTGTTAACCTCATACTTCAAACGCTCAAAGCGGCTTTCATCCACCTTTGGCTTGGCAATGTGTTTGGCGGGGTCGTCGTTGCCTACCTCAATGCAGTTGTTTGCCTTGAGATGGCGTCGGTGTTCGGATCGGCTGGTAATTACCTTGCCGTCAATCATGGATTTGTACGGCTGGATGTCAGGCACAATGTAGTAACTACTGCCCTTGGAATCCTTTTTGCGCTCCACAAATTCGCCGTCAATTAAAACGTAAGTGCGTTTCATTGGTTTAGAAAGGGCGGGGCAGCGTTGTTCATCTGCGCGATGATAAGGCGCGTCTGGGCGTCCATGTCAGCCTTGTACTTGGCGGCGGCCTGATCACTCTGCAGCCGCATAGACTCCAACTGCGCTTCAAACTGCTGTTTTTGCTGCTCCATCTGCAGTTTAGTCTGATTTTTAAGTTGTTCCATTTGCATCTGTTGCTGCAATTTTGCCTGCTGCAGCGCCGATTCCATCTGCATACGGCTTTGTTCAACCTGCCCCTTTTGCTGCAGTTCGGCCTGTTTGCCTTGCGCCTGTGTGTCCGGTTGCTGCTGTTGAGCGGCCTGCTGGAGTTGCTGCAGCGTAGCGTCAATTTGACCCTCAATCGGGCGTGCGGCTTTAAACGCCTGCACACCAAAGCGCAGCAGTTCCATCATCATTGGCACCATTTGCGGGCTTGCCTGACCCACAGGCAACGCTTGAGCAAGGAAACCACCAAACGCCTGCAGAAACTGCATACGATCTTGCTTGTTCTGGTTTTCGTCCAGCATCACCAGACTGTCAGAGGCAATATCCACGCGGAAGTTACGCAGCGGCTTGTTTCGGAGCAATTCCAACGCCTGCGGAATCAACTGCTGGTCGGCTTGCGTCATCTGTTGGGCCGCAGCGTAAGCAAGGATGGTTTCTGGTTGGTACTTGGTACACATCACCTGCGCTTTTAACCGGATCAACTCCGACGCAAAGAGGGCTACGTCCTCCTGCATCGACCGCAACCTCAAACCAGCGTACTGTCCTTTGATTTGCTGCGCGGTCGCGGTTTCGCTAGCGTAAGACGCACCTCGGATGATGTCGCTGATGCCCGTGATTTCGTAGATTTGGCTCTTGATGTCTTCGCGGGCGCGGTAGCAGTTAAGAAGGGCGTTAGCCAACGTGTCAAGCGGGAGGAGGTCAATGCTGCCTTTAAGGCCGCCCTTTTCGCTGAAAGCCATCCACTTATCAACTGGAATAAGCGCATTGTTGTCACCCTCAGTCATCAAACGTTGCAGTGCAGGTTGGCTAGCATCGTACACGCCGCGCACACGCAGCGACTTCACAAGACCGTCAATGCGGTCGGACAGGATGTCCAACTCCATCGCCTGATCTTGGTACAAAACAAAGTCAGGAACGGGTACCAGCGTATCGCTTGTGGTCGTAGCGTACAGCGGGCGCGGGCACGGGAAGAAACCCTCTACGCCGAGCGGGTCATCGCGCTCGTCGATGATCTCGGGCATCCCTTTGCTAAACCAATAGACTTTTTCGGACTCTTTATCCCACAACTCACAAATTTTAGCGCGGTTATATATGCGTTTGTTTTCGTTATAAGCGTTCAACGGCTCTGGGCCTTGGTCAAGCGGTATCTTGCGCGCAACCTCCTCGCCAAAACGCTCTGTCAACGCTTCACGATTCATATAAACCCAGCGCCACACGCAGGTCACTTCTTCCCACGTTCGGGCCGTGCTGTGCCCAAAGTCGCGCCAATGGACGTAATCAACCGGGGCGCACTCGTATTCAATCTTTTCCATTTGCGGCGGAGCGTTCTCGCCCTGCTCAATGTTCGGCGTGATGCTGACGCCATCATCCTCAAGTCCGATAGGGGCGGTATGCGGTTCATATCGCACCCATGCAGTACCACGACCGCCGAGGAACCTATCCTCTACGCAGTAGTTCATCGTTGCCCGGTAGTCGGGGTAATGCTCGATCTCAAAGTCGATGGCGCGTTCAATCAACTGCGCAGCCACGCGGCCAACGGGGTCGTTGTCGCCAAAACGGCGGCTAATGTCGGCCTTTGGTAGTTTGGCGTAGACGGCGGGGCGTAACGTCTGCACGTTACTCCACAAAATGTTAAATTTTGCTGATTCGGTTAGCGACTGACCACGGTTATCGTCACGGTACCGCTTGATAATTTTTTTGGAACGCGCCGCCCACTTTGCAAACTCGTTGTCGTACTGCCCAATGATGCGCAGGTAACGGTCAAGTTTTGATTGCGCTATTGATTCCATTATTTTTTCCCCGTGTTGCGCTTGCTGATGGCGGCGGCTTTAGCCTTTGCCTCTGCCTTGCTGCCAGCGCCCCATGCGCGGAGAGCAAGCGCAAGGCGGGTGGGTTCGCCGTCCTTTGCCATCGGGCCAGCCATGTTGCCCATACGGGCAAGGAAACTAGCGCGGCGCGGGTTGTCGCCTGCCTTCACAGGAGGTTTAAGCGTGCCGCCCGTCTCACGCTTATACGAAGCGCGGCCCTTTGCGTTGAGGCCACCCTTGGGGTTTTTGCCATCACTGCGTTGCCACGCTGCGGTCATTTGTTTTCCTTCTTAACCGTCTTAACTGACTCGCGGAACGCCTTGGCAGTCGGCGCACCGGGTGACCCCGGCTTACGCATACGCTCGTTAGAGCCAGCCTTGATGCGCTCTTGCTTGGCGAGGATGTTGGCGTAAAGCCCCGGTTTACTCATGTGTAGGTACTAAACAGACCAACGACGCGGCAGTTGGAGTTACCCGAGCAAGTCGCGGTAATTGCGCCCTTACTCGCCACCCCTAGCGGGATCACATACACGCCAGCGGCCTGCGTGGCGGGGATGCGTACCAATTCCGTGGCGTTGTCGCTAACGACAACCGTAGCCTCGGTGTTGCTGGAAACGTTAACCACAACGCTATGGATGTACGCGCCTGCAGCACCAAACGTCGTCGTAGAGGTTGCGGCAACTGCAACGTAATCGTTGCGCACTGGACTAATCGCGGTCATAACCTAGCCCTCTTGCTCACCGTGCGGTCATGGACTGCCCACATATCGTTGAGCGTAACTGTGTTGCTCGGCCCGACGATAAGCGGTTTAATCTCTGCCGCCGGGGTCTTTTCAGAAACTTCCTGCCATGATACCGCAAGCATACGGAAAGCGTCACTAGGGTGGCTAGTCCAATCGTGGCGCGGGGATTGGCGGTATGCCCGCTTGTCCTCGTCGTATTCGCGCTGGTACTGCCGTAGCGCCTCTATGCCCTCGCGGCAGCGTTCGGCGTCAAACCACACGCGGGGTAGGGTCATGCGGACGGCTTGGATGCCTGATTGCACGCCTATATCGGGCACCACGGCCAGTTTGCCAAGGTCTAGATAGCCAGCCAACTGCTCCACGATGCTTTTGCCGGTTTGTAACGACTTTGCCCGAGCGTCGTGCGGCAAGTAATGACGGGCGTACTTGTACGGTTTGCCCGTAACCACGGCGGCAATGTGATGGATGTCCTCGCCGCTTACAGCGTAAAAGTCGATAACGCGGATTTCCCCACGCCCGATCTGGTAGAACCACACCGCCGTGTCGTCGCGGTATCCCAAGTCCCACGCTGTATGTACGGGTAAGTTGGGGTCGTAAGATACGGCGCAAATGCGGCCTTGTTCCTGCGCCTCGCGCATCTCTTTACCAAAATAAGCGCCTTGAATGGCAGCCTCAAATGAGCACTGGTATTCCTGTAAGTATTGATCCTCGGCTAATTGCGCCCGAGCGGCGGCTAATTCCCCCGGCGGCAACAATCCTGACGTACTGGCGGGCAGGCGTAACAGAAACCACTCGCTTGGCAAACGCTGTGCTGTCTCGTAAATGTCCCAAAAAGCGTTTTTACCTTTAGGCGTGCCACCAAACACGCACCAACCTTGCTTGTCGCTCAAACTCGGCCTCAAGACGTTCCCAAATACGCTAGGCCGGAAGTCGCCGTATTCGTCAAGGTACAAACCGTCAAAGCCAAGACCTCGCATCGCGTCTGCGTTGTCAGCACCAAACAAGCGTATCTGGCTGCCGTTTATCAACGTTAACGTCAACTCTTGCTCGTTCTTCGACTCGGTGACTGGGGCGGCAAACTCTTGAAAGTATTGCCACGCAACGGCTTTGGCCTGACTACGGTACGGCGCTACATACCCGAACAACCCCCGCTCACCTTGGTAAGTAATGGCGGCGCGGATAATATCGTTGACGGCAGCAACTGTCTTACCTGCGCGACGATGGGCAACAAGGCAAGCCCACCGCTGCGTCCGGTTGTGGAACGGCATGAACGCCTCACGGGGGCGGTAGGGTATGACTACTCGGGAGCCATCCATGTCACTTCCATCTTGATCTTGTCGCCGTTTTGGCCGGTGTGTTCGTGTCGGGCAAGTTTGGGCACATGGTACTCAAGCAAATCGCTAAAACATCTAAACGCCGCCTCTGCGCCCTTCTCTTGGTGTATCTCGTCAAGCCAGCCTTGCAAGCGGTCTGCGTTGTTGTCCACAAAAGCGGCTATCGCCTCTCTAGCGGCGGCTGTTGACTTGTTCGGGCTTCCTTTTGGGCGACCTGCTGGCATACCGGGGTTAATATATCCTGATTGTTTATCTAATGAAACAGTTTACTTCTGTTTACCGTGCCGCATCAAGCGTTGGCTATCTTTTAGGCTTGTGCGGCGGCAACCCATGATGACGCAGGGCAAACCATTACTTAAATTGTTCCACCTTTTTGTGCAACATAGTACCTCCGCTTGGCGAGATTATCACACAGGTGTATCGTTGCAACCATGTCAACTTTTGTGTTTTTCCACGTTGGCCCAGACCTCGCCATGCCCACAAGAATGGTGGAATCACTCCGGCGACATAACCCAACCGCCGAAATTGTGCAGGTTACCGACCACGACACCCGCACGGTGCCGGGGGTGACATGGACGGCCCCGACCAACGGTGACCCCAAGTTTTTGATGCTTTGGCGCACCCAAGCGTTTGCGGGGTTAGGGCTAACGGAACCTGCAATGTACATGGACACCGATATGATCGTAAACAAACCGATCAACGTCGAATTGCTCTTAGACGACTACCACATTGCCGCCTGCCGCCGCTCGTTCAACCGTGACGCAACGTTTAACATCCACCAGCGCGGCCAAGATTACAGCGAATACGCTAACAAAACACTTGACGAAGTGTACCCTATTATTGGCTGCTGCACGATTACGGCTAGTAGCGGGGCGTGGGAAGCAATGGCCGAGACTTATGCCGCGCTACCCGACAAGTTCAAGCGTTGGTATGGCGATCAAGAGGTTTTGCGTGATTACGTTAACTCGCTGCCTGCGTCGTGGGTAAAATACCTGCCCGAGTTTGAATTTGCCTGTTTACCCGAGGCCGCAAGCATCTACCCCCGCCCTTCTATTACGCACTACAAAGGACAGCGTAAAGCGTTGCTCAACGGAGTTGCTCCGGCCTGATCGCGGCGGTGTAACGGGCGTAGAGTTCGCGTATAGCGGTTTCTGCGTCACGGGCGACGTAATGCTCACCCCTTGGCTCGAAAACGTCCCTAAACGCTTCCTGCGCGGTTTTAAGGCGTCCCTTGGGCATTTTGACCTCAACCCAGCACACCCACGGCAAGCCGTCAGGCAGTAAACGACTGACTAGTTTGTCGGGGATGCCCTGCCCAGCGGTGCCGTAGTCCATTACCGTGAACCCGGCCTTGCGTAGCGCCTCAGTGATGATGGCGTCGTTGCCGTCGCGGCGGGCAGCGTACCTCATGTCTTGATCAATAACCCCTGCCCGGTCGGCAATTCCAACACCTGTTCCTTACCTTGCAAAAACCGCTGGTGCGTTAGGGCCGACTCCCGGTAGCGCCGAAACCCGTAGTCGTCAAAAATAACTACCGCGCCCGAGGTAAGCCGCTCATAAACGGCCGGGAACACACACCCTTCGGCCTCGG